GCGGGCGAAGGACGATTCCGCGCCGCCGAGCAGATGGGCATCGATGACGTGCCGGTGGTGGAGTTCGACTTCGCCGACCTCGACGCCTGCAAGCGGTATTCCATCGCGAACAACCGCCACACCGACAAGAGCGAGTGGGAACTGGACCGCCTGGTCGAAGGCTTGTCCGCGTTGCCCGATCTCGACGGCACCGGGTTCACGCTGGTAGAACTCGAAGAGTTAGCGTTCTATCCCGACGGCGACAACGCCCTGCTGACCGACGGCGACGACGTTCCCGATACGCCCGACGACCCTATCACCGTGCGCGGCGACGTGTGGATATGCGGCGAGCATAGGGTGATGTGCGGGGATAGCACGGATGCTGATACCGTTGCGGGGCTGCTCCCAGCGGACGTGTCGCTCTGCTTCACTTCCCCGCCCTATTCCGACCAAAGGGTTTACGGCGGGGATGTCAACCTAGCACCTGAACATCTCGCGGGGGTTATCCCGGCGGCATCGCCGTTCTGCAACCTGTTCTGCGTTAATCTAGGCATAGCCCGTCGTGACCACGAGGTGGTTACCTATTGGGACGCCTACATAGACGCCGCCAAAGACGCTGGGTGGAAGTTGCTATCGTGGAACGTGTGGGACCGGACGTTCGCGGGGTCTATATCGCAAGCTACCGCGATGTTTGCTATTGAGCATGAGTTCATATTCGTATTTGGGAGCCCTCGGGAGATTAACAGGACTGTCCCGAATGCCCACGCAGGGCGGGTCAAACATGCGGCGCCGAACACACGCCAGGCCGACGGGTCGATTAGTTCCGCGAAGGAGATTGTATTAGGGACTCACCGGCAGCTTCGGAGCGTGTATCGTGGGCTTTACCAGTCTGGAGCAGGTAATCCGCACCCGGCCATGTTCCCCGCCGCCCTACCAGAAGCATATATCGACGCAGCCACTAACCCAGGGCAATCCGTCTATGACCCCTTCCTGGGCAGCGGCACCACGATGATTGCCGCCGAGAAGCTCGGGCGTAAATGCTTCGGCATGGACATCGAGCCGAAATACGTCGACGTTGCCGTGCGCCGATGGATGAACGCCACCGGGCAAGTCGCCACGCGTGAGAGCGACGGGATGCCGTTCCCCGAGGAGACGCAGGCATGAATTACTACTTCTACCGCGTGAAACGCTGGACCGTGATCGACGGCGATACGCTCGACCTGGACATCGACCTTGGCTTCGATACGACCGTCTCGCATCGGGTCCGGCTCATGGGGGTCAACACCCCGGAGTCGCATTCGCGCGCATCCGAGACCGAGCAGGTGAAGGGAGAGGCCGCGAAAGCCTATCTCAAGAACTTGCTCGTCCGTGCTGGTAGGGTCGGGAAAGCCGTCGTCGTCGAGACGCACAAGATCGTCCGGCGAAGTGGCGACGTCGACGAGCGCACCGGCAAATACGGGCGCTACATGGTGACGCTGTGGATCGAGGGCAAGGGCGGCACGATGCAGAACGTGAACCGCGCCCTCGTGGTCAACGGCCACGCCAACGTCTACGTCGGCGGGAAGCGCCCCGACGAGTGGGAATGGCTCGGAGAGGAGCAGCTAGGGTGATTATTCTACAGACTGGCTTTACTGATCCGACGGCTTACGTGGGACTTAAGGTTTCGTGTGCATGCTGTGGGCTTCGGGCGGTGCTTGAGAGCGGGGATATTAGCGTCGGGGCTACGAGCGATTGGCTTTGCCCTGAGTGCCATCAGCCGAATGTTCTCGATGGGCACCCCGCACTGTTCCCGAGTCAACGCGGAGAGGAGGCTGTCCCAGACGGAAGGGTCCTGGGGGAGAGTGCAATGCCGGAGGGGGCTGACTGATGGCAAGGCGTCCGAAACAGTCCGAGCGTAAAAAATTAGGCAGGATACCCAACGCGGTTAAGCTCGCGGTTGCCGCTGAACGATCCGCCGGCGCGTCTAAGCTCTCCGTCGCGAAGAAGCACGACATCGACCCTCGCACGATTTGGCGTTGGGAGCGCGAAGACGACGAATACCGAGCGCACGTAGCCGAGTTCACGTCCGCAATCAAGACGGACGCCTATGCCGAGGCGTTGAACGTGCTACGGCAGGCGCTACGGCCCGAGGACGCGGCGCAGAAGCCTATCCCAATGCACACGCGTCTTCGAGCGGCGGCCATCGTCGTTCAGTCCGCAGACCGGCAGGACCATACGACCGTTGATGTCACGCACGGCGGCTCGATACGCGTGATATCTGTCCCTGAGAGGAAGCGGAATGGTTGATCTGGATCGACTACGCGCCGAAGCCGAGCAGCGGGCGGCGCTCCCACCTGATGCCGCTGAGAAGACGCCACACGGTGTGGGTCGCGCTGCGCGAAGGGCGCACGAGCGGGGCGTGAAGCGCCAGGCACGGAAGGTGCGACGACGAGAGGGGCGGATGAATGGCTAAGGCGCGTTGCTCGCAATGTGATGGGGTGCTTGGATTCGAGTCTCACGGGACCATGTGCCGGTGTTGCTTGATCCCAGGGCCGAAGATGACCCGTCGAGAGCATGACGCCGAGCGGTGTAATCGGTGGCGGAAGTTCCCCAAGGGCATGACCTACATGCTGCGCTATGAGGACGTCCCTGATGACGCGACGTTTGAGGAGCAGGCCAAGCCGTGGACGGTGACCGTGTTCGACGGCGGGGTTGTGGCGCGTTTCCGGACGCAGGTCAAGGCCGAGGACTGGCTGCAAGACAGGGCCGAGGAGTGACCGATGCCTAATGAGTTCTCCGGCTGATGATCGACGCACCCACCATCGCGACGACGCTCGACGAATGGGCGCCGCATCCTGGCCCGCAGTGGGCGTTCCTCGAATCCAACGCGGATGAGGTGCTCTACGGTGGTGCGGCCGGTGGTGGGAAGTCCGACGCGTTGCTCGTCGAGGCCGTTCGCGACATCGACCATCCGGGGTATCGCGGCATCCTGTTTCGCCGCACGTTCCCTGAGTTGAACATGTCGCTGATTGACCGCGCCCGCGACCTCTACGGCGATAAGGGGCGGTATCTCGAAGCGCAGCATACGTGGGTGTTTCCTAGCGGCGCGCGCGTCATGTTCGCCCACATTCAGCGAGAGTTGGACGTCCGACGCTACCAGTCGGCTGCGTTCGCGTTTATCGGCTTCGATGAACTCACGTCGTTCACGCAATACCAATACGAATACATGCTCTCACGGAACCGGAACACGGCCGGGGTCTTCAACCGCGTGCGCAGCGCGACGAACCCAGGCGGCGCAGGGCACTCGTGGGTTAAGTCCCGATTCATCGACCGGCTAGCGCCGTATACGATGCGCTGGTTCGTCCGTGACGGCGCGCATGATGTCGAGGTTGGGGAGACGACCAAGAACGCCCGCTCTCGCCAGTTCATCCCCGCGCGGGTTGACGACAACCCCTCGCTGATGGAAGCCGACCCCGGTTACATGGCGCGCCTGGAAGCCCTGCCCGAGCGTGAGCGGTTGATGCTGCTGGAGGGTTCGTGGTCTGTCGCACATGAAGGCCTGGTTTACATGGAGTTCCGTCCTACGATCCATGTGATAGACGCGTTCCCGATCCCTGACGACTGGATGAAGTTCCGCTCGATTGACTTCGGGTTCAATAACCCCTTCGTATGCCAGTGGTGGGCGCTCTCGCCCGACGACGTGCTCCATCTCTACCGGGAGATTTACATGAGTCACCAACTGGTATCGGACCTCGGGCCGCAGATCAACGAACTGTCGAAGCACGACAAGCGCCTCGTCGGGACGGTCGCGGACCACGACGCGGAGAACCGTGCGGAGCTCGAGGTGAAGCACCAGATCGCGAGCGCGCCGGCGGAGAAGACGATTCGCGAGGGAATCAGCGCGGTCTCCGTTCGTATGCGGCCCGACCCGACGACAGGCAAGCCGCGGATGGTCTTCCACCGGGACTGCACGGTCCACCTTGATCGGCGACTGTTGGCGGCGGGTCTCCCGACGTCTACCATTGAAGAGGCCGGCGTCTACACCTATCCCGGTCCGCGCGATAATCGCAGTCCGGATGAGCTACCGCTTGACGTGAACAACCACGGGATGGACGCCATGCGTTACATGGTGATGCTGGTCGAGAAGCTTCGGACAGGGCGACATCGCTCGCGCAACGTGGAGGGACTGTAGATGCCTGAGATCACAGCACGAACGGCATTCTTAATGGGTGTCCTGGCTGGCTTTAACCTGGGCGGGATCGGCGCGTTCGTATGCCTGCTGGTCGCTACATCGCGCATGACGCGAAGGGGACGCGAATGAGCGGCGGTATGCAGGCAGTGATGACGGCGGTAAGGCGTCCGCGACGCACGGAGCGCGATGTCCTGGCGGACCTGTTCAGCACCGTCAACATGGCACTCGCGACGGGCGACGAGGGGCGCAAGAATCGTGTCACGGAGCTATGTGCGGAGTGGTTCATCGTGAAGCGGCTCGACGTGTCGATCAAGCAGGACGGCGACTCGTCCGCCTTCGTGGAGTTCACTGTATGACGCTGGTTGCCCGGCAGGCGCACCAAATCGCATTGGCGCGAGTGAATGAGGCCCGTGGCTACGCTGAGATGGATGCGGCCTGTGAGGAATGGCTTGCGATGCGCCATCAGTTCCACACGCAGGAGGCCGAGATGGCGCTAGGTTGCAGCGCGTCTACGACTGCGCCATCATTAAGCACGCACCGCCCTAACCCGAAGGCTGATCCAGTGCGTGAGGATTAGGTTCCCGCGACTGTGACGGCACTACCAGCGGAGGCCGCTAGGATGATGCACACGACCGCGACGGATCAGATTGCGAACCGGATGAAGAAGCGCCACAAGGAGTATCAGCGGCTCCGTGGCACATACGACTTTCTCCGATCCGCCTACATGGGTGGCGCGCCCTACCTCGCGAAGAATCTGTTTCGCCTCGAGCCCCGGGAGACCGAATCCGACTTCAAGCGGCGCCTGTCGCGCGCGGTCTACCCGAACTACGTCCGGCCCATCATCCGGACGTATCGCGACCACATCTTCCGAAACGGCGACGGGATCGCGCGTCCCGAGACTGAGCCGACGTATGTCGAGTTTCTCAAAGACGTCAACCGGCGGGGCGCGGACGCTAACCGCTTCTGGGGCGGGGTGGTATCGCGCCAACTGCTATACGGATGGTCCGCTGTCCTCGTGGACATGCCCCAGGATCAGGTCGACATCCAGACGAAGGCCGACCAGATAGCGGCGGGCATCGTGCCGTATTTTGTCCACATATCGCCGCGCCAGATCGTGGACTGGAAGCTAGACGCTGACGGGGCCTTTGAATGGGTGCGGATCGAGGAGACCCAGAGCGTCGCCCCGACGCCGCTCGATGAGCCGGTGGACGTGATGCAATGGCGCGTCTGGACACGCGAGTCATGGATGGTAGTCACCGACCAGGGAGAGATCACGAGCCAGGGGGATCACCCGCTAGGCGTCGTGCCGCTCGTGATAATGCGCTTCGAGGAGCCGGAAGAGGACGACCATGTCAACGAGCTTGCGGGCGTCAGCTTCATGGACGACTTCGCGAGAATCAACCGGATGCTGGCGAACAAGGTCAGCGAGGTTGACGGCTTTCTAAGCAAGAACATGCTGCAAATCCTGACCATCGCGGTCTCTACCCTGTCCCAGATGTCTACCGACGAGGGCGGCGCCCAGCCGTTCAAGGACGGGTCAATCCTTGAGTATCCCGCCGAGGGGGACGCGCCGTCGTTCATCGCGCCCGACGTGAGCGGCGCTGACCAGTGTTTCGCCCATATCCAGCAGCTACGGTGGGAGTTGTTCCGGCTCGCGACCCAGAAGGACATCCGGGCCGAGGGCGCGATCAACTCGGCGCAGTCGGGTGTGTCCAAGATGGTTGACTTTGAGGAGCAAAACGCGGTCCTTGCGTCACTCGCGGACAGCCTCCAAGTCGCGGAGCAGTCGGCGACCGCGCTTTGGTTCCAGTGGCAGGGGATGGATGTCAAGGCGTCCGAAGAGATCGACTACCCGGACAACTACAACCTCCGCAGCCTTAACGATGACATGGCGGTGGCGGTGAATGTGCGGGACGTCTACGGGACGGCCTCGCCGACGTTCCTCGCTACCTACCTGTTCGACCTGGCGCAGCGCATCACCGACGACATGGACGCCGCGACGGCGGCGATCGTCTTGCAGGAGTTGAAGGACAACCTGCAAAATGCGCAGGACGAAGTCGCAGCGCTCGGGCGCGTGGGCGCAGACGGGCTCGAGGAGAGGCCCTTCGCGGACGCGGTCGAGGATGAGGACCAGGGGGCTAACGTGTGAGCGCTGCTCGCGGGTTGAACGCTTATCACGAGGCCTTATTCGATGCCCGTATGCGCGCGCTGGGGCGAACCCTGTCGACGGTAGGGGCGACGCGAAACGCCGTGCACAAGGCGTGGGTGGATACCGCGAAGATTCTCGACGACGGGCAAATAAGCGGGCTACTGGCGCAGCGCGTGGCGCGTAGTAGAATGCGGGCGTTGGAGAAGGTCTGGAACGAACTCGGCGAGGAGCTAGCCGACAGTATCGTCGACGAGATCAAGGACACACAGAAGGATGTCCCTGGGAGCTACCAGTCGGCGACGTCGCGCATCGTGACGGCAAACAAGGTGCGGATCGACCCGACCTTTTCGCACGTCCCACGGCTGGCGTTGGAGCAGTTCATCCAGCGCACATCCGTCACCGGCACGCCGTTGGTCCTGTCTCCTGGTGTCTGGTCCGCGGATCAGGTTCAGAAGATCGAGTTGAAGATAGCGGCCGGTATCGCGCGTGGGCAGTCGGCGAAGTCTCTCGGGCTCGACCTAGAGAAGCACGTTCTCGGTGGCAAGGGCGCGGGTGGCATGAGTGTCAGGGCGAAGGCTGAACGCCTGGCGCGCACGGAGATCAACACGGCGTATTGGGAAGCCTCGGCGCTCTCGGCGGCGTCATCGTCGATAGTCGAGGGCCAGCGGTGGAATCTCTCGACGTCACATAAGCTGTGGGACGCGTGCGACATGATGGCGTGGAACGCGTCATACGACCTCGGACCCGGCATCTACCCTACCGGCACGCTCCCACCGAAGCCGCACCCCAACTGCATGTGCTGGCTCGAAGACGTGCTCCGCGACGTTGATGATTGGGAGAAGCCGCGGCCGCCGCAGCCGCTGAACCCCCCGGCGCTCGTCATCCATGAAGACGGCCTGCCTGCGCGAATACGTGGCAAGATCGGCGCTGGCGGTGAGTGGGCGCCCAACGACCTCTCGCAGTGGGTTGAGGGGCGCCCTATTTCCGAACGTCTCCACCTGACGGCGCGCATGGCCGCGAACGCGGGGCAACTGTCAACCGAGCTATTCCACGCGGGCGGTATCAAGGCCAACATGTGGCAGGACGCGTTACAGACGGCGACCGTCGAGGGGAACATCCCGAGGCCGCGACGGCGCGCACGAGAAGGGTCGTAATGGATAGCCACGCCTATTCCGTCGCCGCTGGGCTCCCGACCGACGCGCTCGCGTCCGCGTTCCTATCACGGATAGGGACAGACCTTCTCCCGGTCTCCGAGGTCGCTACACGCCTGGATCGGACGCCTGAGCGCGTGGGGCAGATGATACGCGCGGACCTGATCCCGGCGATTCATGTATCGCTCAACGGTCGCGGCGCTTATCTCGTCTGTGCATCTGACCTGGCACGTTGGTGTGACTCCGAGAAGGCTTCTGTCGTAGTATAGTTTCGATTGAACGAAGTGGTATCCTTGCGTTATATGACTACTGAACGGGTTTAGGGTAAGGGGCGGCGCGCGTTCCTTGAGCGGGACGCGCTGCTTGCCCCGTCGCTCAACCCATAACCCACGGCCGACGGGCCTCACAACGGAGGAACGCATGTTCCTAAGAAACCTCGGGCGCTTCCTACGCGGGGCGTTCTGGATCAAATCCGCTCACGCCGATGACGGGGATAACGCCGACCCCACTCCGACGCCAGGCGGTGACGGCGACGACGCGAGCAAGACCTTCACCCAAGCGGATATAGATCGAGTAGTCGGTGAACGGCTCGCACGAGCCGAGGCGCAGTTCGCCACGAAGCATGAGCTGGACTCCCTCAAGGCAAAGGCCTCGGAGCTAGACGCGCTACGTGGTGAGGCTGCGAAGAAGGAGCAAGCGTCGAAGGACGCCGCGCTGGTAAAGAGCGGTGACCTAGACAAGCTCCGGACCGACTACGACGAACGACTCCGCGCAAAAGACACGGCGCTTGAGACGAGTCAAAAACTCTTCGAGGCGACGCTTCTCGACACGTCCACGCAGTCTGCGATGGCGGCGGTAGCCGACCAACTCCACGAGGGGGCGTCGGAGACCTTCGCCGAGAAGCTACGTGGGCGGCTCGGTGTGACCTTCGATCCGGAGACGCGGCGCGCTACCGTGTATCCACTCGGAGAGAGCGGGGAGAGAGCATACGACGCCTCTGGCAATCCACTGACGATTGATGCTACGGTCGCGGGACTACTGAAAGCGCATCCGTTCCTCGTGAAGCCCGCTAAGGGGGGCAGTGGCTCGACGCCAACCCCTAGCAGCCCACCGTCGGACGGACTGGACGCGCTCCGAGATCGGGCGGCTAAGAAGCCCAACCGGGAAAACCTGGCCGCGCACCTCGGGGCACACATCTCGCAGGTTACCGAGTAGCAGTCGTCTCTCTTAGGAGCAGACTGGCATGGCATTCTCAGGGAAAGCCACATACGCAGCCTTCTCGGTAGAGGTGCAGAAGGACGTCTCCCCGACGATCTCTCTTCTCTCACCGAGGGCGACCCCGTTCCTCGACTTCATCGGCGACCCGGCGCGCGCGGGCAACGTCGCGGTGGGTTCAACTGAGCACATCTGGCTCGAAGATGAGCTCACGCCTAACTTCACCCTGACTGTCTCGACCGCTATCAACTCCGCGACGGCGGCGACGGGGATTCAGGTCAACGGCTGGGGAGCCCGCGTCCAAGAGGGGGACATCCTACGCCTCGGCGGTTTCGACACGACGGAGGAGCACCTCGTCGTGACCAGCGCGGTCGGGGTCAACTCGATCCTCGTGTCGCGTGCCTTTGGCGGGACTACGAACTACTCGCTAGCAGCGGGTGGGACGTTGGGCTTCGTCAGTAACGCAAAGCTGGAAGGTGAGGATCGCAAGGGCGACATCTCCAGCGTGCGTGTTCAGAAGAAGAACTTCGTCCAATACTACGCCAAGCCCATTGAGGTCTCGGCCACGATGGAGGCTGTCAACAAGGAGGGCGGGATCGGCTCGGAGTATAACCGCCAGGCCGTTGACCGCATCGAGACCGCGATCCGCGACCTCGAATCCTCGGCGTTGATGGGCGCGTCTGTCGAGACCATCGGGGATGGGACGACTCGCCGAACCGTCAAGGGTATTTGGCGGTGGATCACATCCACACACACGGCGGTGACGCTGACGCAGTCGTTCATCGACAACGCCATCCTCGCGGGCTTCCTGGCCGGTGGGTCGTCGTACGACTTCATCGTCTGCGGTCCTCGCGTCAAGCTCGGGTTCGACCGTCTGCCGGGCGCGGCGATTGTCCAGGCCCGGAGCGATCACGGGATCGGCACTAAGGTCACGGAATACAACAGCGGCCTGAGCGACACGCCACTTCGTGTGATCAACACGCGTCAGATGGACGCGCGCGGCTTCATCATCGGACGATCCGACGACATTGCGGTTCTGCCGCTCAACGGTCGGTCGTTCCAACTCAAAAACTACGCCGAGACCAAGGACGCCAAGCAAGGCGAATTGGTCGGCGAATACACTACCGAAGTCCGTCGCTCAGCGACGATGGTGCGCGGCTACATCACCGGCTAACCACGGAGAGGAGCGGAGCAAGTCATGTCTCTGACCGAAGAACGCGTATCAACGCAACGGACTAGCGATCAGGACGCGTCCGCGCTGGTCAACGTCCCCGTGGCGTCGGAGTGGACTGTTACGGCGACGGCTGTGGCGGGCGCTATCGCGTCCGTATCGAAGGCGGCTGTCACCGGGAAGGCCCACTACATCACCGCCGTGCACGCGTCGTTCGACGCCGCGCACATCGACATCCTCATGCTGAACCTGGACGGGACGATCAACCGCCACCAGGTGCACAACTCGCGCGACATTATCTTCACGAACCCCGTGAAGGTGACGGACGCGACCGCCGCGACCGGCTCGATCAACGTGACGTCGTTTAACGGCGACCTCACGATGTCGGGATTCACTGCGTAACCGCATCGAGGGAGACGGATATGACCCCGGACGCGTGGCAGCTCTTCCTCGAACAACTGCAAGGGCTGAGGGGGGATTCTCCTCTCAGCCCTCGGCTCGCTGCTGAACTACGTCAGACGGCTCACGAGCTCGCGAATTCCCCAAACCCGTTCGCGGTCATCGATGAGCTAAGGGACACCCTCAAGGCGGAGCGTTTAGTTCCCCGCCGTCGACCGAAGGAACCCACTGCCGATGACCACGGAAAAGCGCGGGCGTAACGCCCCTATCGAGATCCACTTCTACTGTGACTCGGTCCCCTTCTCGGGGGACACCATCGAACTCCGCAAGTCCTTGGGCGGCTCGGAGTCCGCGATGATCATGCTGGCCAAGGGGTTGGCACGTCGTGGGAACACGGTCGTGATCTACACGAAGTTCGACCTTCCCGAAGACACGACCATCGACCAGGCGCAGATGAAGTGCGTCGACGGCGTCTACTACTTCCCGAACGACAACGACATGGTGTCGTCCATCATCCGGGCGCGGCAACCGGAGGTGTTCGTATCGTTGCGGCATTTCCCGGTGATGAACTGGGCCGACCTCATTGACGTGAAGCTGCGGCTGCTGTGGAACGAAGACCTACTCAAGACGCCGGGGCAATACCTCGCCAGCGCGTGGCAGACGGACGCGCACGCCTTTGTCTCCGACTACCAGCGCGAGCAATACGTCCGCGCGCTCCCCGACATCTCTGACCTGACGTGGACGACGGTCAATCCCGTCGACTGTGACCGAGTCTTCGCCGCCATCGAGGGGGTGGAGCGTGACCCGAAGCGCCTGATTCACATATCTCGACCGGAGCGCGCGCTTGTCTACGGTGACGGCTCGCCGTTGCTCGAAGTCTTCCGCAAGATGCGCCAGCGCGACCCAGAGCTGACGCTCGGCATCTGCCGCTACCATTCCATGTATGAGCAGAGCCCTGGCGTCGCGTCGGTCTGCAAGCGCGCGGACGAACTCGTCGAGGCCGAGGACGGCGTCGAGTGGTTGGGCGAACTCGGGAAGGACGACCTGTATAAGGCGATCGCGGGAGCTGCGCTGATGCTCTATCCCGGTATCCCTGGCTTCGCCGAGACAGGATGCGTTGCGGCGACCGAGGCGCAGCTGTGCCAGACACCGCTTATCGCGACCAATATCGGCGCCCTACCGGAGACGCTCCACCCCCAAGCGGGGAGACTCATCGACGGGGACTCGTCAACGGGGGAGTATCAAGCCGAGTTCGTCAACGCCGCGATGACCCTACTGGAGACGGAGCCGGGCGGCGAAACCTCGCTTGCATACCGGGTCGCACAATCGCACGGGCTATCGTGGGCAACTACCTACGACATGGCGAAGATCGCCGAGCAGTGGGAGTCGAAGCTACTCGACATGTTCGCGGCGCGATTCAAGGCCCGACCGGGCGGGGTTTTCAAGCGTCTCGCGATGCAGGACGACCTCCGCTCCATGCGCGAACTCGTTGCGCGGAACTACGACGACGATGACGCGAAGGCCGCCATCCTCGAACGTGACGAGGGATCGAACGACAACCCGGACTCCTTCTTCGATAACGCCGTCCCGCCGAGCCATGAGTTGGCGAACTCGCCGCGTTTTCGCGTGGTTAACTACGCACTGCGGAACCTCTACCCCGATTGGGAGACGCGCGAGCTTCGCATCGTCAATTACGCAGCTGGGAACGGGTCTCTCGCGGCCGTGCTTCTCAAGACCTTCCCCTGTGCGACCGTCCTCGACGTGGACTACTCGCAGCAGCTACTCGATGCCGGCAAGGAGTTCATCGATAAAGACTTCGAGGAAGGCGCGCACGCGGATCGCTACTTCCAACTTTGCGGATCAATGGAGGACGTAGAGAAGGGGGTCTATGACCTCGTGGTCGCGGGCGAGATCGCGGAGCACTACGAATACCCGGAGACGTTCATCGCGGAGCTTGAGCAGCTTGCTACCCCGCCTATTACTGACGAGCCGGGCGGGTTTGTCTTCCTGACTGTGCCGCAGGGCGCGTTCGCCGAGTTGATGCATCGCAATTCGCTTGACTGGACGAAGGAAGTCCGCGGTCATCGGTTCTGTTTCGAGAAGCGCGACATCGAGGCGATGGTCGGCCACAAGCCGGGATTCGACGATGTTCACGCCAGGATGGGCGAGACGTTGCGCTCGACGCTGTATGGGCATTTCCTATTCAGATGGCAACGCGACGATACGGCCATCGGGACGCCGGACATCGAGCGCAAGATTCGGCGGATGCGCCCACGCGATACCGTCGCAGTGTGCATGATTGCGAAAGACAACGAGAACGACATCGTCCGCGCCCTTAAGTCGGTGGACACGTTGGCCGACGAGATATGGGTTGCGGACACTGGCTCGACAGACGCGACCAAGGAGATCGCGCTTCCGTATACGACGGGGGGCGGTGGGGTGTTCGACATCGGCACATGTCCCGACGCTCCCCCTGGCGCGCCGCCCCCTGGTGACTTCGGCTGGGCGCGTAACGAGTCCATCAAGCACACGACGGCGGACTGGATTCTCTGGATCGACACGGACGAGGCGTTGGAGATGCCCGAGGTCGTGGCGCGCTATCTCACCGACTCGCCGTTCAACGGGCTGAGTCTCAAGCAGTGCCATGTGATGAAAGACGCACCGTATCGCTTCGACCGCCCGATCCGCATGTTCCGCCGTGTGCCGGGTGGAAAGCAGTCCGGGATGACCTACACCTGCCAGGGCGTGATACACGAACATTTCCAGCCGTCGATGAATGAGTTGATTCAACCGGCGTTACAGGTCGTGGGCGGCGACATCATCCACCTCGGCTACATCAACGAGCGGCTTCGGCGCGTCAAGTGCGAGGGTCGGAACATCCCGCTCCTTATGTGGGATCGCGAGAAGAACCCCGACCGCGTTCTAGGCTCGCTTCTGGAAGCCCGCGAATACGCGAACTACGCGAAGTGGGAGATCGAGGACATCCGGCGCAAGACCGGGAATCCGCACCCGCGCGTCGAGAGGAACCGTAACGTCCTGCTTCGCGGGCTGGCGATTCTGTCGGAGAGCTTCTTCGACCCGAGCGGCGTCTATTGGGAGCCCGCATTCGAGGTCTACCAAGACACGCTGCGGCTGCTGGACATGGGAAGCGACTTCCTCGTTGCGGAGTTCGACCCGCAGACCGAGGAGATGGTCGGGACACGGTATCGGTTCGCTACGTCCGAACACCACGCGATCTACGTCGCCGACGTGCTGAAACGTATCGCGGCCCACGGTGTCAGACCGGAGATCACTTGGGGCGACGACGCGCCTAAGACCGTGGATGATGCTGACGACGCGGCACGAGTAGCGGCCATTGCGACGCATAATCGGCCGAAGGGCGGCGGGGCTGGCATGGTATTCACCCCGGTTCCGGGTCGTGTCCATGTTATTACGCCGCCTGTCGTGGGCGACGCGCGTGGGGGGGATGAACATGGCAAGGACTGAGCTAGATTCCATCGTTGCCTTTACGCGAAACCTCCTGTCCGATGTTGCGGCCACGACGTGGTCATCTACGGCGCCCATTGTCGACGCGTTGGATCAGCACTCCGTCCGCATCGACTGGACGCCGCTTCGCCACGATCTCGACTACCACATCTACGAGGCGAAGGGCAGGAGCGAGGGAACGATGCGCGAAGCGTTGGCGGGGGTGCGCGACTCCCCGCCCGCTAGCTGGAGCGGCCCCGACTTCTCCGCGTTCTATCGTGTTGGCCACTTCGACACGGGATGGGTGATCCGCGACCAGGCTGACGAGTCGGGCGCTGCTCAGTCTCCATCGGCGGTCAACGCTGTGGCAGGGTCGTGGGCGTTCTCGACCGCGCCGGGGAAGGAACTCTACGTCAGCGGGACCGTCTTCAACCCGTGGCTCGCGGCGGCGGACCTGCTGCTAGAGACGCCCGACACCGGGCGCGAATACGACACGCAGCGCACGCGCGGGCAGGTGAGCCGGACGATCAAGTTGAAGGTGGATCTCTACGCGGCGCGTGGGCTGTATCTGAATCGTAGGCGTCCGTATATTGAGAGGGCCTAGCGATGGCGTCTCGAATTCTATCAGCACTTCAGCAGCCCTTTTGTTCGCAGGCGCGCGACTTCGTGGATGCTGCCAGGCGCGACGGCATCGAGGTGTTGGTCTACTGCACGAAGCGCTCCCCCGAGGAGCAAGCGCGACTCTGGCGGCAAGGCCGCTCGGGGAGTACAATTCGGAGCTTCGTGGACACGCTAAGGGACCGCTCGCAAGCACTCGTCACGATCCCCGAAGCGGTCCATGCCCACGACGCTCGCGCGGCCGCGCGTCTGGTGAACTTCCTGGCCGCGCTACGTGAACCGCTCGAGGGGGAAGCGCGCCCCGCCCCGCCCTCTGCGCTCGCGGCGCGTCTCTGGCATTGGCAGGCGGCGATGATTGAGAGCGTTGGTCCGCAGATGGGCGCGCGCGTCGTCACAAATGCTTTGCCGGGGATGTCGGCGCACAATGTCGGGCTTGCGTTCGACTGCGTGGCTATCATCGACGGAAAGCTCGCGTGGAACGACGACGCCGTGTGGGATCAGCTTGGCGCTATCGCGACCGATATCGGGATCGAGTGGTCAGGCTATTGGACCTCGTTCATCGAGCGGGTGCATTTCCAGTCCAAGCTATGGGGTGCCGAATGAGACTATTCACGCTACACGTCTTCTGCCACGAACACGCGGCGTTATTGAGCGTCTTCGACGAGGAGCCTGAGCGGCTGTTAGACGTGGGCTGTTCCTCGTCGGACGTTGTGCTCGCCGCGTCGACGCTCGGGTTCGATACGCACGGATGCGACTTGCTCCCGTATCGCGAATCGACCGACTTCCCCATCACCGTCCCGTTGGACGAATCCACCTACGGCGCGCGGATCGTTGTCCCGGCGCCCGAATGGCCTCCGCACATCTGCCACGATCAGGGCATCACGTTTAAGTTCACGCATGGAGACTTCGCGCTCGCGAAATACGAGCCGGGTTCGTTCGACACCATCATCGCGCTGTCGAGCATTGAGCACTTCGGGATTCCGACTGCGCACGGTCACTCGGAGCTAAACCTCGAGGGCGACGTCGAGGCGATGGCGAAGATCCGCACGCTCCTCGCGCCGGGCGGTACGGTTTATCTCATGGTGCCGGCGGCATCGCGGTCGTTTATCCATGACAACACCCGGCACTACGACGTCGAGATGCTGAGTCGGCTATTGGACGGCTTCTGCGCTGAGGTCGAGTGCTATCAGTTCAACCGCGACCCGGAGACGTCCATTCACATATCCGCGCGCGACCGTTTCCGTATCAGTAGCGGCGAAGTGGGGCAGTTCATCATTGATCCCGACGGCCTCTCTGATAATCCGTATGCGTCGGCCATCTGGATGGTCCGTATGACGCACGCAGAGGAGGCCTAGCGATGGCGTTCTCCAGTTCCATCGACCCAGACATGCTCCTAACCGGCATTCGGTTCATGCGGGAGTCCACCGGCCCGGATGCGAGCGGTGACTACGTGACGGCGGCGACGACAATCGCCCACACCGTGAAGGGCGACATCCAGCCTATGCGCCCCACGACGGGTGCGTTCCGCGCGACGGCTACGGGGGCGGACTACCAGATCACGCATCAAGGTTTCTTCGATATCCCGTCCACCGTCCCGGCAGAGGGGGATGTATGCGTCTCGGGCGTGAACACGTTTCAGGTGAGGAACGTGCGGGACTTCAAGACGCATCTTGAACTCGACATGGAAGCAGGGGGGAGCTGATGGATAGGCGCGACTTTCTGAAAACCTCTCTCGGAACGTTCCTGGTGGCGGCTTTCGCTCGCGGGGCATCTGCCATTCCCGTGCGACGGCGTCCTAAGACTGTGGAGGACGCGCCCTATACGTGGGGCGCGAGTGCCGACTTATCGAACCGCGCGGACGGGCCTTTCTCGTCCAGTGGGGAGGTCTCCCTTCCCCCAGCTACCCCGGAGAGGCGCGAGGCATATCGGCAAGATTGGGCCGGCGTGACCTGGGCGGGGTCACTGATGGTGAACGCCGATGGCATCATAGTTCCTATGAAGGACTACAGCCACTTCTCGTCGACGCGTCTAGGTCAGCCGCAAGGACCATACGGCGCGGCCATAGTGCGCCGTGCGCGCGCAGCGGAGGAACATCGCTATGGCTGAGACAGGCGCGATCCTCCGTGGTCAAGACATCGTGGCGCGGAATATCAAGAACGTGCGGAAGGCTGTCGAAAAGCACATGTTCGCGCAGGCGGTCGAGGCCGCGTGCCGTCTCATAGTGAACGAATCGAAGAACCAGGAGCGCGCCTTGGCGTGGAACGATGTCACGGCGAATCTGCGGGCCTCGATTTCGTTCCAGGTGGAGAACGTCGTCGGGGCCAAGCCATTCGTAGGGCATCACGCAGACGGGTCGCCGACGATGTTCAACGATCACGATTATCGCTCGGGGATGAGGGTCGGGACGGGGGAGTATGCGGTCGTGTTCGCGCCGCCGGACTACGCGCTCCATGTTGAGGCGAAGTCGTCGCGCTCGGTCTTACTCGCGCCGATGGCCACTGTGCGGGGTAGACTACGGGCAGAGATGGCAGACGAAGGCCGAAAGGCGTTTGCTAAGTTCGTCTTCGGTCGCCGAGAACTGGATAGCATCACATGATCCCGATGAACGACGTTCTCACGGGCTATTGGACGTGGCTCAACGACGACACGACTCTCCGGTCGATCTGCGGGTCGACGGGGCGAATCGTGAAGGGGCCGAAGCGCCCGGATGGCCTTGCGCTCCCCGCGATCACTGTCCACGTGCCGACGAGGGTCCACGGAGGTGACTTCGCGGGGTCGACGACGATGTTGAAGACGGACCACACGCCCGCGATGATCGTCGCGTATACCGCGCTGAACGAAAACAGCAGCTTCAACTTCCCACTGATTTCCACAATGTGTGCGCGGGTTCACACCCTCGCGGCCACAAGCCGCCCCACCATCACTGGCGGGACGGTTCATCGTCTCGGCGCCTACCAGGAATCCGGCCCCGTCTTCGATCGTAGCGATCCAGATGAAGGCTACACAGTAATCTCCCTGGGCTACATGGTTCAGGATAACGTCTAGGAAGGCGGAGATATGGCTGCGGAAAATCCTTACGGCGTTGAGCAATTGGTCCTGTATTTCAACACCCTGACGGCGGGGGCGACTCCGGTTGCCGCCAACCTGATCGGTGAATTCAGGGGCGAGCCAACGATCAGCGACGTTTCGGCGACCGCAACGTGGCGAGGTCAGGATCGTGTGGCCAAGCATGTCGTGTTTCACGACCGCGAAGTCAGCATGACGATTCCGGGGTTCTCGTTCGATTCCAGCGTCGCGATGGCGAAGCTGATGAACGGGACACACACCTCGGCGACTACGCTACACGGCGGCGCTGCGGCGGCGCGCGAGGACAAGTTGTCGACGAACTCCAAGCCGCTCAAAGGTGAGTGGTTGCTCCACGGGACGAACACTGCGGACGACAAGATATTCCAAGTCTTGGTGCACAACGGGTTCGCAACGTCGGTCAACCCAACCGTGGCGCGGACGGACTTCTCGACGATGGACATCAACCTGACGTTGCTCGCAGACGCATCCGACGACGTGTGGAGCATCTTCCACGAACTCTAGGCGTCTCCGTGCGATACGTGTCACCGGGACGGGGCTTCGGCCCCGTCCCTACCCTATCCCGTGAAGGAGCGAAGCTGTGGCAGACGAACTAACCGTGGGCGATGTCGTAGGGAGTATCGGGCCGCCGAAGGGCATCCCGACGCCAGCCAAGATCAAGCCGGGGTCGGCGACCGTCGTTGCATACGCGATGATCGAAGAGGCGCTCGACGCCAACCTGATGGACGACTCGACGTGGACCAGCTTCTGGGAGACGCGGGGCGCGACGCGCCTATCGACCATGCTGTGGGCCTATGTCAATCAGGACGCGTTCGCAGACGGGCGTGAAGAAGACCACACCCTCCGGCGCTGTCAGGCCGCGATCACGGCGTCGACGCTGCACGCCTATCTGTTGGCCATCCTCCGGGCGTTCGGGCAAGACGACTTCGCGGTCAGTATCGAAAAGCTACTCGCGGAGCAGAAGCGCCGACTACAGTCGGCATCGGAAGACATCACGCTAGATGCAGCGGGCATGCCGGTGTTGCCTGACGATGCGGCGAAGGTTGAGGCGGCTCACCCTTTGGTGAAGTCGGCGGCGAAGGGGAAAGCTTAGAGCGCGGGCCCGGCGTATCGCTGCTAGAGATTCTCGAACGACTCGCGCATGAATACGGTTGGACGCCGGACGTGTTGCGACGGCTGACATTCAGCCAGATTCGGGCCTACTGGTCGGCGCTAGGGGCGCGGGTAGGGCAAGAAGCTGACGCGCGGGCAGGCAAGGCGCCGCTACCGAAGCGGTCAGCGGGCGCGCGAGACGCCGATGCCCCGGCGAGGGGATATGCAAAGCGGGCCCCGATGGAGAAGCACGAGCTTCCCGACGGTCGGACCGAGACGCGCTATAACCTGCTGTCGATGGTGTCGCAAACACGAGGAAAGGAATCATGGCGGCCTCCAACGCACTGAGTCTCGGTAGCCTCTTCGTGGAACTCGGTCTCAAGACGGAGGGCTTTAACGCCACCCTCGGGCAGACCGAGCGCGACATCGACAATCGGTTCGGCAACATCAAGCGTGCGTCGGCCACTATGGCGGTCGGCCTGGGTGTAGCGTTCGCTGGCGCAGCGGTTGGGCTCGGCGGGATAACGAAAGCGGCATTGGAATTCGAGTCGGAAATTAACAAGCTCGGCGTGATCTCGGGCGCTACTGAGACCGAAGTGCAGGGCCTCGCCGACCTCGCGAAGAAGCTCGGCGCCGATACCGTGTTCTCGGCGGGGCAGGCTGCGCTTGCGATGACTGAGCTATCAAAAGGCGGGGCTGAGGTTCAGGAGATCATGGCAGGCGCGGCCTTGTCTACTATCGACCTAGCCTCTGCTGGCGAAATAGACCTTCCGCGCGCGGCGCAAGTCGTGGCCGATGCTATGTCCATGTTTGATCTCGGGGCGGAAGCCCTGGAGGGTGTGGTCAACAACATCGCGGGGATTGCGAACGCTACTACCACGAATGTTGATCAGTTCGCTGCTGCGATGTCCCAAGGTGGTGGGGCGGCCGCGACCGCAGGTCTCGAATTTACAGATCTGGCGCTCGCCTTGGGCGCGCTCGCGGAAAACGGTCTCAAGGGGGCTGACGCCGGGACGTCTCTCAAGACCATGTTCATCAATCTAATGCCTTCGACGAAGGACGCGACGACGGCGATGGAGACGCTTGGGATCATCTCCGACGATGGCCGTAACAAGTTCATCGACGCGCAGGGCAGCATCGTTGGTTTTGAGAGTATCGCGGGGACACTTCAGACTGCCATAGAAGACTTGACCGAGTCGGAGCGCATCTATCTTCTCAAGCAGGCATTTGGGACAGATGCGTTCCGAGCGGCGATGGCAGCGGCAAAGACGGGCGCCGAAGGAGTCAGAAAACTTCGCGAACAGATCGAAGGCACCACAGCGGCGGATGTGGCGGCGGGTAAGATGAAGGGTCTCAAGGGCGGGCTTGAGCAATTCAAGGGATCGGTTGAAACGCTGGCGATTTCCCTAGGCGAAGTGTTACTTCCGAAACTAACGGAATGGGCAGAGCAGGCCACCGCTATCACGAACTGGTTTAACGGGCTCCCCGATGCGACAAAGAAGGCGATTGTTGAAGTTGGCGTCGGCAGCGCTTTGGCTCTCGGGGTCGGTGCGTTGGCAGCCGGGATGACGAATATGGGGCTGGCGTTGCTCCCGTTGGTAAATGCCACCGGGATCGCGTTGGGCATCGAGGGCGGGCTACTTGGTGGGTTCGCGATCGCGCTCGGCGCTGCGGCGCTAGTCATTGGGACCGGGGCGGCCCTAGTAGTGGGTGCGAAAGAACTCGGAGAGTATCTCGGGACGCTGTCCACGAAGTTAGAGCCGCTCAACGACGAGAACAATAACCTCGGGCTGGCGCAGTTCTACAGTCGCACGAAGGACGCGAAGGACGCCGTTCTCGATTTCAGCACTGCAATGGGGATTCTTGTCGATGAGGCATTCGGAGACAAGACGGACATCCCGCCCGAAGCCGAGCGGCCTGTTAGGGTGTCACAGAAAGACGTGGAAGCCGCTACGGAGGCGCTCGACTTTCGGAAGAAGATACTGAAGGATATGGCGTCGCCTACCGGGCCGGAGTCGGAGTTCCGAGAGACCCTCGGGAGGTTAGGCGTTGCATGGGGTGAGCAAGTCACCAGTGTGGATGGAGCCAAACTGTCCACGGAACTGTTCAAGATAGAGCAGGACTTAGCGCGCACAGCGATGTTGAAACTAGACACCGAGATCGGAACGCATCGCTCGCGTCTAGCGGAGCTAGAGCCCGACCTATACAGCGCATCTATTGCCACGGGCGACCTTGGCCAGCACATGCTCGATGTGAAGGCGAACATGGACGAGCAGCGGCTTGCGTTCGGCCCTCTCGCGACCGCCTACGAAAACCATCTAGCTGGCGGCGATGGCATTAAGATGTCTCATGAGCGCGCGTGGGTATCTGCGCGCGATCTAGTTGACAAAGAGGGGGAGTTATCGCGGGCGATTATCCAACTCGGGATGGACACGGTAGGGCAGATGAGGTTTCAAGAGGACGACGCCATTCAGAAGCAGAACCTCATCGACCTCACTGACCACCTTGTCGCGAACGCTGAAAAATACATGCAGAACCGGCACGTCGAGCCGGGCGACGATACATTCGAGGATGTGCTCGCACGTGTCCCGAAAGCCGCGAGGGAGGCGACTACGGAAGTCGGGAAGTTACAGGCTGCGGTCGAGGGCGTGCTAGGGAGCGCGTTTGAGACGGCAATCCCTAATCTGTTCGGTGAGGCGTTCGCAGGGATAGTCACGGGGCAAGAGACCTTCAAAGGGACGTGGACCCTCTTTACAGATGGACTGAAGACGACCTTACGAAACGCGCTGTCCGATATGTCGTCTGCGTTCGCGTCGGAGTTCCTAACGCCGATTGGTGCGCAGTTAGGGGCGATGGCAACTCAGGCGTTCGGGCTTGGCCAGGCGGCCAAGGGCACGGGCGCGGGAGCAGGTTCGGGAGCAGGTGCGGGGGCAGGTGCGGGTGGAGGGACCGGCGCGGCGAGGGCCGGGGCGGCTGCCCTTGGCGCTCTTCCCACGGTGGCTATTGTCGGGGTCGGGGTATGGGCTGCGCTGGTTGTGGCCGCGCTCGCTGCGGAGGGGAACGATTGGCGCGCGACCGGGAAGACAATACCCTGGTCCTCGTTACCGAATGATGTTCAGCGGATGTTCAACCCGAACGGTGAGCGGATTTCGGCGGCAGACAGCCGCACGATGCGCGTGTTGGTGTTGGCGCACAAGCGGTCGTCGTGGAGATACGCGCTCAGCGTGTCGTTCGCGGCTGGCGCGACGCGCAACGGTGATCTGACGGCATACGTCGAGACGGCGAATCGCATCTTTCACGAGGGCTCCGCGCACCGCATCCAGCCGACTGCGCTCGCGTTGCGCTTAATGGAGGAGGGGCTACTTACGGCGTCGGTGATAGGATTGCCCGAGTTTTGGTCGGAAATAGCGCGTGGGATGCTCCGCGTTGTGCAAGGCTCTGACGGCGTTCTCGCAACAATGACCAACGCGGAGGCGATGGCGCGCGATACGTTCCCTGACCTTACCCAGGCCGAGCTAGATGTGTATTTGCCGATATTCGCTCAATCGGGTCCGAACGCCGCCGCGCAAGCAGTGATAGCGTTCCGACCGCAGCAAGAGGCCGCCATAGTCAGCGCACAGAATGCAGCGGCGGACGCCGCGCTGAATCAGTCGCAGGCGGATCACTACGAGAAGAGTCAGCAGAGTCAGGCGTCCACGGTTAGGGACAAGCAGCTCCGCGCCAAAGACCTCTTTTCACAGTTCCTCAAGGGCGCGGCGGCCGTGCGGTTCGAGAACATCCTGGACGAAACGGGCGAGGGGATGATCGACGAGGCGGATGAGATCACGATGCGGGAGTTAGCTACGCTCGGAAGTCAGTTCAACAGTCTCGCCGCCGATGCTGGATTATCGAGCGCCGATCTGTCCAACCTGACAACGGACGGGAACACCAACGCGCGACTGTTGGGGCAAATCACGGGATCGGACGCGCAGGCGCGCCAGGCGGCGGTGACCCTGAACGTCAACGTCGACACGCTCATATCGAGTGAGGAATCGTTGAGGACACTGGTTCGCACGATGGCGGATATTGGGCGCCAAGAAGGGCTATTCGCATGAGTCACGGGATCAAGCTATTCCCGACGGTGAGCGGTCGGCAGAACTTCGTAGCGAGCAACGAGGATTGGGCGGCGGAGGCGGGATCGTCGATCAATGCCAATGCCACGACGATCACGGCGCAAAGCGCGTTGCGCATTATCTCGGCCTCGACGCTGGTAGGCGCGTTGTCGCCCGCCATTACCCTGGTCGGGTCGATGCTCCCGGTGCGGGCCGACATGCTCTACAAGACGGCGGACTCCTCGCAGACGATCAACCTCAGTGTGTTGGACCAGGCCGATACGGTGATTGGATCGACGAATTTCGCGTCCTCGGCCTTCTCGACGACCTATAACGATTGGAAGCGGGCCGCCGTCACTGTTACGGTTCCCTCCGGGACGACGAGCGTAAAGACCCGCATCTGTCAGGGGAACAACATCGACGGTGAGCTGCTGGTAAACGAGGCGGCGCTCAACGAGAACGTCTTGCTGATGGACCCGGATCAGATCACGCGCAACGTGACCGCGATCAAGGCGACGCACGCGACGCTCTCCGGCCGTCGGGTGGTGGACGTGTTGCAACGGCACTACACGCACAACCTCTCATGGTCCACGCTAGACGGCGCGAGCTACGACCGGCTCCAGCAGTTTTTCTACCGCTCGGAGGCGCTACGGCTAGATGATGGCGAAGTCCCGGACAACCAAGAGGTATTTCCGACGTTCGCGAAAGGGAGCGTTACGTGGGCGAACCTCGGGACGCACTTCACGGCAGGGCGAGTATTCGCCGAGACCTTCATGCATTCGCTCTTACCGAGCGGGACGGATTTCAGCGTTACCGGGACGGCCTCGTGGGGCGCGACGGAGTTCGCGAACGTGGGATCGTCTGTCGGGTCATCGTTCACGACCTCGAATGACTCCATGTATGGGTATTGCCGTCTCAGTTTGCCCACGAGTCATGCGAACGTCGGGATATGGGATACAGCGGTAACGGTGTCGTTCGATGCGGTGTCCGAGGTGCGGTCAACCGGCGTGGGCAAATCTGGGTTCGACGTTTGGGCGTGGGACAACAATACAACCGTGTGGCGGCGGGTGAAAACCGTCCCACGTAGTGGCGTTCACCCAACCGTGCTGGATTTCCGAGGGACGAACCTACTCGACGCGCTCCGCGATGACTCTGTCGCGAACCTACCGCTAGAGTTGCTGTTCCGCACACGGCAGACCCAGCGCGGTAGCGGGTCAAAGCTCACGTTGAAGAACCTCGCGGCCTACGGAAACTCCGGCTTCGACTATCGCGATACCCAGGCGTCCTCAATGGGCACGCTTGGGGTGAACGTGTTCGACTTTCAGGACGACCCGATCGCCATCACGTATGCAGTGCTGGATTCACGCGGGACGGACCCGGCTCTCTACGTGCGCCCACCAACGACCCTGACGGCGGGCGCTGATTACATGCCTCGACCCAGTGGTATTGCCCTGGCGGTCCCGTCGCCCAACGCGACCATCGGCGAAATTGGACAGGCGCAGGTAGCGGTACGGTATTCGCGCGAGTTCCTGGTTCAGATCGAGGCGTTGCCGGAATCGTGGTTCCACACTGGCGCATTGAGCGCGCACGATCGGCGGCTGTCGCTGTCGCTCTCGACGCTACGGTCATCGGTATTCGAGGAGTTGCCGCTCTAATGGCGAATTTCCTAGACCGTAGCCTGCACTACGCATCGTGGTTTAGTGTCTTATCGTCGAGCCAATTGCCGCGCTACGACAAGGCCCGCATCGTCGAGTCCGCGCCCGTGCGGAATCCAACGGCCATCGTGGCGTTACGCGGTGGGCACTCGGCGCCGGATGGCGACACGCTGCACGATGTTGTGTCCGTCTCTATCCGGGTGGGATTCGACACCGGGCAATACGGCGACCATACGTTGGTCTCGGGGAACTGCGTAGTCGAGGTCGCATCGTCGGACATGGCGCGGGAGCCGAAGCCTGGTGACTCTATCTGGATTGGTCTCGGCGTCGACCCGGCGAATTTCATCACCGTGTTTCGTGGCACGGTAGAGAACGTCAAGGCCGGCGTTGCCAGTCGCAGCTATACCCTCTCGTGTTTCGACTCCCTCCGTCGGTTGCAGGAATTGCCCTACTCGGAGCCCTCGGATTCGACGGATTTCGTGACGGCATACGAGACGCTATCGGGCGGTGACGAGGATGGGCTGCCTGACGACGTGCGCCATCTACTGGACGACCTGTTATCGGCAGGCGACGTGCTGGCGGTGAACGGGACCGGCATCCTACAATACCCGAGTGTCAGCAACGAGCGCGGGACGTTGTTCGATGAGATATCCGATTTGCTCCGCTCGGCGCAGTTGATAGGATATCTGTCGCCCGGTGGTGAGTTGCTGGTGACGTTCTCCGACGATAATCCAATATGGTCGGCCCATCGGAATAGCGATCTCGGGACGCCTGGTAATCCCGTATGGATTGATGCAGGCCCCTATGATAACCTCAACGACCTCCCGCTACGGTCGTCGGTCTCGATATGGCCTACCGGACTCCCGACGCACTACAATCTCTCTCCATTTTGGCCGAATCGTCGGCAGTTCTCGACGTTACGCCCGTTCCGTTTCTCGCCGCACAACGTGGTAAACGTGCAGGCGGTTGAATCAACCCTGGTGGTGAATGAGGTCCGTTCGCGCACTACGCCGGAATCGAACCTACGGGATTTTATCGACCTGAGCGCGCTGTCGTTCCAGGAATTGGAGACGCTCCAGTTCTCGCAATTGGGCGAGGGCTCAACAAGCGACGCGACGGTCGGGGAATCGGTCGCGGAATACGGGCTCCGTTGGCGGACGTATTCGCTCGGGGGGCTGGCTGAGGTTCCGCGCTCAACGCAGTCGGTCTCCGGGACGCAATACGGGCGCTACACGCTGGACCGCGAGAGCTATTCCGACAGTCAGGCCGCGCACCGCGCCTACCCTCATCAACGAATCCAGATACAGTCGCCCGGCATCCTGAGCGTGTTGCCGTTCGACATCGTCGAGGTTGACCTACCCGACGAGGGCTATCGTGGGCTGTATATGATCGAGGGGCGCCGGCTCGACGTATCCGGTGGCGGGTTTCGCACGACCGACATTCTGAAATACGTGGGCGTGGCGGAACAGCTCGTCACCCTTGATGTGAGAGGAGCGCCCGATGGCGAATGACTACACGACGACGGGTGAACACTACACCCCCGTCCCTGCTATCACTGACAAGTTCTCCTATACGCGCGACATCGAGAATCTACGGGATCGGTTCAACAAGGGCATGACCGCACTCGCGGCTTACCACGCATCGGCGGACAACTTCCTGCTCGCCGCCGGGAACGCAGGGACGTTGATATCGTCGGCCGATGCGGCGCCGCGCGGGCGGATTGCGTCGATTACGGCGAACACCGATGCCACGCTGCTATTCCAGGACAACGACGGCGCGAGCCTGACGGACAAATGGGTGTTGGGCTACGACGACGCCGGCGATGGGTTCATCATCAACGACGCGGCGACGCCCGCAGCCGTGTTCACCGACAACCGCTTTTCGATGACCGGCGCCAGCATCAACATCGCGACGGGCGACTCTGGCGCTACGGCTGACACGGGCCACGATGATCTCGTGCTCGAGGGGGCGACGAATGTGGGCTTCTCCTTGCTCACGCCGAACGGTGACGACGCGCAAATCGCGTTCGGAGATGTCGCTGACCCCACCTCGGCGCGTATCGTCTATGACGGTGGGGCGAACGATCTACGCATCGGTTCGTATCGCACCGGCGGGGAACTCAAGCTCTACTCCGGTGATGGGGCGCTTGCGATGCTGATAGGCAGCGATCAACGTGTCTCCATAGGGACATCGTCGTTCGGGGGCGCGCTGAAGGTCGACCAGTCCAGTGCTACAGGTGGTAGACCGGTATTGACGCTCGACCAGGGCGATATTGATCAGGAGTTTGTCGGCGCACGAGGGACGTCTACCTCCGCGAATCTCAACCGTTCGCTAGTGATTGAGGCTAGTGTGTCTACGGCTACGCGGGCGGGGTTCCTCATGTTCAATATCATAGATGAGACCGCCACGGGTAGCGGAGGAATAACCGACGGGGACTACTTCATTCCATTCTACACGCTTGCATAGGAGACACTATGCCGAAACTAATCCTTGCTTTGCGCGAGATTCGCGAGACGACCTACGCCGCTGATGGGACTGTGGAACAGGAGACCTACGAAGCTCACTACCTCAAAGCCGACGCCGGCGACCCATCGCTTACCGCGTGGGTAGAGCTGGAGCGACCGAGTCGTGACGACACCCGCACGGTTACGGCGCAGCGAGACGCTATCGAAGCGGCCGCGCGCGTAGCAGAAGGGATCACAAGCAGATGAGCGATGGGCTGAACGATTCCAAGGATACGCCACGCGATATCGCGCCTGAGACGCCCACCACGCCCTCCGGGGATGTATTCTGCGTAGCAACCTACCTCGAAGCCCGCGAAGCGCACTACCGGGGTCTGATAGCGAAGGAGGGCGAAGCCGCGAGGGACGCTTCCGCGCGCCTCGATGTCGCTGTCAAGAACCTGGACCGTCTCGCCGGCGCCCTGGGTCAGGTACGGGATATGCGCGAGGCGATGGACCCCTCGTCGGTGACTGTTGCCGGCGAATCTAGCCCCGCATGATGTAGGGGTTGCGCCCGAGGGACGCGTCGACTACACTTCACGCAATCCCGGTTCTCACATACCCGATCCAAGAAGCCCGTCGGTCTCACCTTCCCGGCGGGCTTCTCCCTGCCCATTGCCAGGCGTGAAAACGACCCCGAGTT